AAGTTAACGTGCCACCAGAAGCAGTAACCGTTCCTTTCAGGACAGTATAAGTGCTTCTTGATTGTCCCCCGATTGTTGAGACATTTGTTGCATCGTCAACAATAGCCTCTAGCCCCAGACATTGGTTTGACGATCCAGTCGAGTAAACAGCACTTCCCACCTTCTGCGAGGCTTCAGCCGCTGCCTTCTCGTACTTGAAAGTGTCAAGGGGAATAGTTCCCGTTTGACCCGCATTCGCAAAACTCTCCGTCATAACACTTACTTTCGGTTGTGTCATTGCCGTGTGAGCGTAACTTAGAGTAACCGTAGTGTTGACTGCCGAAGAGTTAAGCGTCTCCATTCCTACGAACCACTCACCCTGGGTATCGGAGGTAACATCCACCGTGACATCCTCGGTTTTACCCAAGAATGGCTTACCGCGACCCATAAGACGAGCGGAATAAGTAGGAGCGTTTAAGACGTTATCTACCACTTTTGCGTAGAGTTTACGCTCAGTGAAGTTGTCTACCCTGTTTCCATATTGAATTCCATCGTAGGCCATATAATTTTTTCACCTCCTTTCAGACACTAAAAAGTCCCGCCTTTTGCGGGACTAAAATGTCCTTAAACTAGCTTAATTATAGCATGAGCTAGGGGCCTACTTGAAGGCCCCCATTACTATATCGACAAAACTCTTATTCCTTATATCTCGGTTGTAGTCTATTTCCTTCTCTTCCTTTCCGCTGTAGGACTGGCCGCCCATTGAAACGGGCGCATTCGCCCCGGGCGGTTGTTGGTTTACCGGTTTATAGTGTTCGTAGAAGATTTCCTTGATGGAGTAAATAGGCTCCTTACCTTCAGTTGTCCGCCTTTGATTCACTTCCTGCATAATCTTGAAGAGAGCCTTGCGTTCCTGTACGCCTAAATCACGGTTATCCTCTTTATTGATAATCCCATGCAGTTTCCCTTGAGAAACCAAATCCTCAAGCTGGTCGTCTATATATCGGTTGAAGGCCGCCACCCTGCCTTGTTGGGCTTCAGTCCTTTTCTCTTCTTCATCCTTGGCTTTTTTCGCGGCTTCCTCCTGTTCACTTCTGATCCTGTTTGACACATTCGTGGCCACGAAGTCTAGGGCTTCTTTATAGGTCGGCGTTCGCCCTTCTTTTTCCCAGACAGATTTTTCAAACTCGGCGTATTCATCTTTTTCTGGAGCTTTACCCTTTAGGGCTTCGGCAATTCTGTTTCCGACCTCTTCCGCGGTTTTCTTGGCTGTCTCCTCCTTGAATTTTTCGGGGTCAAAATCTACTCCTTCCTCTTTTGCACTTTCTTTAGAAGCTGGAGTTTCTTCTTTCGCTGGGGGTTCTGCTGGGGGTTCTACCTTGCCCGCTTCTACCTTCTCTCCCAAAAATTCGGATAGCTTTTCGTCCTTAACTTCACTGACGACTTTCTGGGTCTCTTCTTGAAGATTGGGATCGCTAACGGGTTTATTATCAGTCATAAGCTAAATGCTTATAAATATAAGGCTAAACTTATTATATCATGCCTTATTTCTCATTTTGTACCCAGCCTCTGCCGCATATCTGGCCCGTACCGAGGCTTGGGCTTTTTCGCGAGTGTCCGATGTCCCTACCACCTCGCCAGTAGTCTTTTTAATTATTTTGAATTTATTACCAACTTTTCGCACCGTCCAGGGCATTTAATCTTCCTCCTCTTCTTCCTTCTTCTCCTCTTTATTGTTCTCCTTGTCCTTCTCTTCGTCTTCTTCGTCTTCTTTCTCCTCTCTCTCTAACTTCGCTTTACGCCCGCCCCTCTTTCTGTCCATTCTCTCTGAATTTCTAACTGCCAAAACAATCTGTTGATAATACAGCGGGTCTTTTTTCAAATGATCCATAACCATCTTTTTAATAATTTTAATAATTTCCTGATCCCCGCCAAAAGTTTTAGCGTGTTCCTGTTCCACCTCCACCCCCCGTTTCAGTTCTGAAGGGATGATTTTTAGTTTTCCGTTTCGCTTAACAATTCTCATATCTTGATTATAAACTATAAAATTCCTGGGCCAACCGCCGAGGGCGTTAGTGGCTCAGTAGGAACTTGGGTAGTGTCGGTCACGGTTGGATTCACGGACGGACTGGATGGAACTGCGGGGGGTTGAACTCCTCCCACAGGGATAGCGCCAAGCTGGTTCACCAAGCTAGAAGTAATACTCTTGTCCGATAAATACTTCAAAATATAAGTAGCGGGATTGCCAGTGAAATCCATCAGTTTTGCCGCCCGCCCTTTGGGATCATCCACGCCCATATCTTCGTAGAAAGAAAGAGGATCGATGAGCTGGAGTTTCGCCATGTCCATTGCATTTCTTTGAGCCTTGAGCTTATCGGTACTTGAGGATTTTATCGTTACTTCCATGCCATCCTCGACCATATCTCGGTTGAGCGCTAAAAACACTGGCTGGGATTTCTCTCCTAAAAGCTTGCGCAGATGATTTTCTGTGTAGCGGAGCTTAATAAATTGCATCGACCATTGAGCCATCCATTCGCAGGCCGCGTTGATGGTTTCCTCTACAAGGTCGTCAGCCCTTGTGTAATCTGCCTCGCGGGCAATTTGGTTATTCGTCGCCACTTCCGACTGTACTTCGCCGCGAACAGCAGTGGCCCCAGCCACGGCGTACATCCGAGCCCGGGTATCGTTTAAGTCCTTAAATGTCGCGGCGTCGGGCCTTTCTGGGCGTATTTCTGTATGGACATTATTGACATTCCCCTCCACTAGGAGATGTTGTCGCGGATCGTCTAGGTCCATCCCCTCTAGGTCTTCCGCTTTCATCCCAGAGTCTTTAGAAAGAATATGCTTGACCCTAGTAAGAAGAGCGTCCGTAATTTGCTTTCCCCTTCTATCCATATTTTCCTGATTGCGGATGTTTTGCTCCAAACGGGAAGTCTCGTCATAAGCGATTTTTCTCCATTGATCGTAGCCGAAAAAGAAGAATGGCTTGCGGGGACAATCGAAATAATTGTGATAGGTCCTTTCTTTTGTTGCGCCAGTCGGGGACAGTCCCCACAGGGCCATAGCTCTCAATTCTTCAGTTTCTATCTCTTTCCTAGTGGATTTATTTCCCGACTCTTCATATCTAAACCACTTTTCCTCACCTTCATAATCAAAATTCGGATTACGGATTTTTTTGAGAATAAGGGTCTTGTATTTCCACATTACTCCAGAAACTTTCTGCCAATCCTTTTCCTCGCCCCGTTTATACCAATCAAACCAAATTTCACGAATTTTAATCTCCGTTGCAAGGTCTTTAGTTGTCGGCTCTTGACCTTCTACCCCGACATTGATGCCATCCTTTCTCAATTCCTCAAATAATTTCTCCTTCTTGTCGGGAAATCTCATTACTGCCTGCTGAACGGTTAAGGAGATAAGGTGAGAAATCCATCCCATATCGTCAGCACAATTGGAAATGGAAAATTGGTCTACATCGACATTGTCCGGGTGGACAACTTCAAAAACATAGTCGTCTCTCTCATAGTCCCATCTCGCCTTGAGAATGCCCGTAAAATAAACAGGCAAGTGTTTGAACCCGATCGCTAGAGCAGTCCTGGCCTCGCGCTTCCGCAAGTCATTATCCACCACTTTCGTTAAGTCTTCGGCGACAGTTTTGCTTTCCGGCCTATCGCTTCCAGGGATAACGCTCATATCTGGCAAGCGATTCATCGCCAAGGGCTTGATTGAGGACTCTATTTCATAGAGGACATTATCTAAATATCGTGACTCATAAACTTTATACTCGTTTTTCTTCTCCGCCTCTGCCACTTGCCGGCCAAAAAGATATATTTCGTTTTTCCGGCGGCGCTCATAAAGATCGTATTTGTCCGTGAAGAACTTCCGCGCATCCTCAACCTTTCTATCGATAATTTTGGATAATTCCAGGTCGTCAATGTCTAGTTCCAACTCCAAGGGGTCAGCTTGGCCCAAAATCATCTCTTGGGGGACTGTCTCGTTTTCAATAGGGACTTCCTGCAGAAGCTCTTTAGTGTTTCCTGCCTCCATAAGCTAATTATACAACGGAGCTGACGCAATAAACTTTACCACAATGAGAATTTGAACACTTAATAAAAACTGGCAACTCAATGGGCATCGGGCCGGGAAGTATCCAGACTATACACCCCCGATACTGGAGAAGCGGATTCTGGCAATTCGGACAAAAAAACATCTTGAGCTTCAGACCTTCTTTATCTTCTTTGTCTTTGGCAAGAATTACCGAGGTAACTTGTAAATCTTTTACTTGGCCTTTCAGTAAAACCTGCATATAGTTAATTATCTCATGCGCCCGAATCGCTTAGACCAAGCGGTAGCAAACTTGCCAGGGTCGATAGAAACCTGCCGTCCCTCTTTAGTAACAGCGGTATAAATCTGTTTCCCCGGTTTGGGACTTTTCCCAATCCCCCCGACCACAGCATCGATCCACTTGAGTCTCTTTAAGCAATAGCGGATAGCATCCGCGGCATGATCCTCGCCCGTGGTATCTATATCCTCGACCTTGTTTTCATCGTGCACGAGCGATGGCAAGGTTCTGATTGTATTGATGCAATTCTCTGCTATCTGGAAATATGGCAGGCCATCGGGGGCAAGCGAAAACCAATTATGCAAATACTCCCACCCCCCCACTCGATCCTTAGAGGCAGGGTGGATCATCACGAAATCTCTATCCTCGTCCACGAACTGATCCCGGATAGATTTGCTCCCGTCGCTCTGTTTAACGAATATCTGGGTGTCCGCCTGAATCCAAGAGATGTCCTTTAGACTTAGATCGCAACCTTGTAACCTCCTTTTTATAATTTCTCCCCACTCTCTCGGCAACTTGTCTACTCCGTAAGCCTCGGTAAACATTGTGGCCCGATAGAAAGATAATCCTTCAAAATCTACTTTCTTTACTTCTACTCCCACCCAAGCAAAGGGGTCAGTCCTCCCCCAATCCAATCCCCCGACGATGACATTCCGCTTGTCTGGACTATAGCCCTTGATTACATGATGATCCATTCTGAACTCTTTGAAAAACTGGCCGGCGAAAGTCGTCCAATCGCCCAACCTCCATGCCTTCCACAAGTCCACATCCGTCTCTTTTAATCCTTCCAAAAACTGGATATAGCCAGGATCGTTCTCGGATAAAGTGGGGTTGTCGTCTACTGTCGCAGGGACATAAATCCTCGTCCTGCCCGTGACTTTGTCTTGGAAGGGAATGTTCGGCGGGGCAGGATCAACAAATCTCTCTTTTACCCACAAATGCCCCACCCCGCCAGGATTAGTCGTAGCGAATACTTGAGGTTTTATCTCGGGAACGGTAGACCGGCAGGAAGACAGAAGCTGGAGATAGCGCTTTTCCTCCGGTATCTGCGTAAGCTCCTCAATAAGCATCCGTTGGTACTCATGTCCCTGATATTTTGTGTAGGCTTGGTCATCTTTGAGATGGCCGGTTCTAATGATTGCCCCGGAAGGAAACCTGATGACGGCTGGCCGGTAGGCTATTTGCGCCCCCAACCCCGAATAAAACTTGACGGCGCGGTCTATCCAGTCCGAGAGATCATCGGCGTTTTTACGGATAACTAGAGCCCGATATTGAGGTTTGTCTATGTGATCGGTCAGCCAGACAAGGCCGGCATCCGTTTTCCCTCCACCACGCGCCCCGCCATAAAGTACCTCAAACTCTATTCTTTTAAGTGCTTCTTCCTGTTTTGGATGCGGCCGCCAGTCCATTTCATTCTCGATTTTTTTCGGGCTTGTAGATATGCAAGAATCTGTCTATCTGGTCAGGGGGTATCTCGCTCTGGGGCTGCAATGGCCTGCCCTCTAACCTATCCATGACTTCACGAATAGCCGCTAGATCGCCACTAAGAGCCAATTCAAACAATTTAGTAGATAAAGCCTTTTTAATTTCAGGTTTCTCGTCTAGCATTTGTCGCATGATGTCGGTAATAGCATGGCCTTTAGGGGGGCGGCCATTAGGATTACCAGACGATCCCTCTCTAAAGCGTCCCAGTTCATCCCTGTTACTATCCTGTTTTATT